ATTTAAGTGAAATCTAGGTTATACTAAATATTTGTAGTTAAAAACACTTTACCAAGACTAAAACAAGGAGAAAAAGCAAATGTTCCTCAATGAACAATTGCAGAATAAGTGGAAGCCTCTCTTAGAAGCAGAGGGTCTTGATAACATCAAAGATCCCTATAAGAGAGCCGTAACCGCTCAACTGCTAGAAAACCAAGAAAGATTTTTAAGAGAAGAGAGAGCCTTCATTTCTGAAGCAGCTCCTAACATCAACACCCAGTCCGCATCTAACCCTGGTTTCTCAGGTTCTGCTGCAGCTGCTGGTCCTGTTGCAGGTTTTGATCCAGTTCTGATCTCATTGATCAGACGTTCAATGCCTAACCTTGTTGCATATGATCTGGCTGGTGTTCAGCCAATGAATGGTCCTACTGGACTGATCTTCGCAATGAGAACCAGATATGAAGGTCAGAGTGGAGAGGAAGCACTCTTCAACGAGCCTGATACTGCATTCTCAGCACAGAACAACAGTGCAAACCTTGGACAAGGTGATTACACTGGTGGTGTTGATGGTGGAGTACCTGTTGGTTTTGGTACTACTGGTTTCGCACTAGGTGGCAATGCTGCTGGTTCAAACCCTGCTGACCTCAATGCTTCAGGTGCACTGGGCAATGAGTACAAGGTTGGTCAAGGTTTTGGCACTTCTGCTGCTGAAGCACTGGGCGATGCTGCTGATAATGCCTTCAACCAGATGGGCTTCAGCATTGAGAAGCTCTCAGTCACTGCTAAGACTAGAGCACTCAAGGCAGAGTACACCCTGGAACTGGCACAAGACCTCAAGGCAATCCATGGTCTTGATGCTGAGGCAGAACTTGCCAACATCCTCTCTACTGAAATCCTTGCTGAAATCAACAGAGAGATCATCAGAACTATCTACAAGGTTGCTGAGCCAGGTGCTCAAACCAATGTTGCTAATGCAGGTTTCTTTGACCTGGATGTAGACTCCAATGGTAGATGGTCTGTTGAGAAGTTCAAGGGTCTGCTCTTCCAACTGGAAAGAGATGCCAATGCTATTGCACAGAGAACTCGTAGAGGGAAGGGCAATGTGATCCTTTGCTCTGCTGATGTTGCTTCTGCACTCACCATGGCAGGTCTACTGGATTATACCCCTGCACTCAATGCAAACCTGAATGTTGATGATACTGGCAATACCTTTGCTGGTGTTCTCAATGGTAAGTTCAGAGTATACATTGACCCATATTCTGCAAACCTTGCTGCTAACCAATACTATGTTGTTGGTTATAAGGGTTCCAATCCTTATGATGCTGGTCTGTTCTACTGCCCATACGTTCCTCTCCAAATGGTTCGTGCTGTTGGTCAGGACACCTTCCAGCCTAAGATTGGCTTTAAGACCAGATATGGCATGGTTGCAAACCCATTTGCTACTGGCACTGGTCAAGGTCTTGGAGCAATTGCTGCAAGCACCAACAGATACTACAGAAGAGTTGCTGTTCAGAACCTCATGTGATTCTGTCACACTTTTCAAGGGACCCCTCAGGGGGTCCTTTTTTTATGCCCATAAATAGTTCAAAAAATGGCAACATCCCCTTGGGCAAATCAACCAGGAAATAGAAATTTTCTATCTCCAGTTGGATTTAAATTTAAATTGCAGAAAGCACCAAAGGTAGATTTCTTTTGTAATTCTGCCAATATTCCTTCCATTAGTCTTGGGTCAGCAATCCAAACAAGATATGGAAAAAACATTGATGTCCCTGGTGACAAAATGAATTTTGAGGACTTCAGAATAAGATTCTTAGTAGATGAAGACCTCAACAATTATATGGAAATCCAGAACTGGATGAGAGGACTTGGGTTCCCATACAGTTTAGAACAATATGATGATCTAAGAACAGCAGAAAATTTAGACAATATTCCAGGGGTCAACAATTCTAGATTCTTCTATGAGGAGTCTGATGGAACTCTACAGATATTGAATAGCAATTACAATATCAGTGCTCAAGTCATTTATTATGGAATGTTCCCAACCTATCTCTCAACTCTACAGTTTGATGCAACTGATGATGACATCAGATATTTTACTGCAGAGGTAAACTTCAAGTATACTTACTATAAAATTATTGATGCTGTAGGAAATGATTTATGATTTCTCTTGATGAAATTCAAATTATGTGGAAAGAGGATTCTGAAATTAACATTGATGATCTTCACAATGAATCTTTAAGAGTCCCAGTTCTACATTCAAAATATTATGAAATTTACAACAATGTAACACTGCTAAGAAAACAAGCAACTATTAATTACAAAACAAAAAAACTGGAAAGGTCAAACTTTTATAGTGGTAAAGCAGATCCAGAAATTTATAAAGATGAACCTTTCCCATACAAAATTAGAGACAAAGAAAGTTTGACTAGACATCTTGAGGCAGATGAACACTTAAATAAAGTCTTACTTAAGATTGATTACTATGATACAATACTAAAATATCTTGAGGAAATTATAAAAATGATTTCCAATAGAACTTATCAAATAAAAAATTCAATAGAGTTTTTGAGATTCCAAGCAGGTATGTAATATGACTGACTTAGTTATTACAAAAAAGAATGAGATTTATCTGAAAGTTGAATGTGATCCACATATCAAATATGAGTTAAGTGATCAATTCACATTTGATGTTCCTGGTGCAAAGTTTATGCCCCAGTATAGGAGCAAGCATTGGGATGGGAAAATTAGACTATTTAATGTTCAGACTGGTGAGATATATGCTGGTCTTTTGGATAAACTTATTTCTTTTTGTGATAATTATAATTACAAATTTGAACTTCTGGAAAACAAATACTATGGACTCCCTGGTGAAATGGATGATGGGATATCCCTAGAAGGTGTCAGAGACTACATGAAAAGCATCTGTGCACATGAACCTAGGGACTATCAAATTCAAGGGGTCTATGATGCCTTAAAGTACAAGAGAAAACTTCTTCTATCCCCAACTGCATCAGGAAAATCTTTGATGATTTATTCTGTTGTCAGATACTTTGTGGAAAGGGGAATGAAGATTCTTCTTGTAGTCCCTACAACATCTCTTGTAGAGCAAATGTATAAGGACTTTGAGGACTATGGTTGGGAGGCATCAAAGTACTGCCACAAGGTATATGGTGGTAGTGAAAGAGTATCTGATATGGATGTTACCATCTCCACTTGGCAATCCATCTACAAATTAGATAAGTCTTATTTTTCTAGTTTTGATGTGGTCATTGGAGATGAGGCTCATCAGTTTAAATCAAAGTCTTTAATTAGCATTATGTCAAATCTTCATGATGCTAAGTATAGGTTTGGATTTACTGGAACACTAGATGGATCTCAAACTCACAAACTAGTTCTTGAAGGATTGTTTGGACCAACATACAAATTAATCAAAACAGATGAACTAATCAAAAAAGGATACTTGTCCAAACTGAACATCAAAGTTCTTCTATTAAAGCATGAACCAAATAAATTTGAAACCTATGAAGATGAAGTTCAATATCTAATAGGTCATGATAGAAGAAATAAGTTCATTAGAAACTTAGTTTCAGATCTAAAGGGAAATACTTTAGTTCTTTTCAATAGAGTTGCCACCCATGGGGAACCTCTTTTTGAGATGATAAATAAGCATGTGGGCAAAAAAAGAAAAGTATTCTTTATCCATGGTGGAGTGGATACTGAAGAAAGAGAGTTAGTAAGAAAGATTACAGAAGAAGAGAAGGATGCAATCATTGTTGCATCTTATGGTACTTTCAGTACTGGTATCAATATCAAAAATCTTCACAATGTAATCTTTGCATCACCTTCTAAATCTAGGATAAGAAATCTACAATCTATAGGAAGAGTTCTTAGAAAAGGAAAGGAAAAGGTATCTGCAACTCTTTATGATATTTCTGATGAAATACCAAACAGCAACAAAAGAAATTATACATTAAATCACCTAGTTGAAAGAATTAAAATCTACAATGAAGAAAATTTCGACTATGAAATAATATCTATAAATTTAAAAAAATGATGGAAGAAGAATTCTATGCATCAATTAAGTTAGTATCAGGTGAAGAAGTATTTGCTCTGGTGTCTGCCTCTGAAGAAGAGGATAGGACTCTACTTATACTAGATAATCCAGTCATCATTAGTCCAATGATGGCGAGAAATGGTGTTATGATGGGTTACAAAGTTGAACCTTGGATGACACTACCTGATGATGACATGTACATTATTGACATTAAAAATGTCATGGCAATGAGTGAAATTACTGATGAAGATATCATTGGCGTATATCATAAGTTTAGTAAAGCTACTTCAAGAGTTACTATAGATAGAAAAATGGGATTCTTATCTAAAGTAGATGAAGCTAGAAAAAAACTAGAAAAGGTTTATAAAAATAGCTAAACCATCTCTTGAACCCTGACAGAGTTATCCTACTCATGGTTTGATATCTTGTCAACTCCTTGTCAATAAGTTATAATAATGTTATCATGTGAAAACTTACAAAGATAGTTTATGTTAGCAGTAATGACAAAAGGCAAAAAAAGATCAGAACACTACGTAAGTAATAAAGACTTTCATGCTGCTCTTGTTGAGTACAAGATCAAGGTCAATGCTGCCAAGGAGAAAGGTCTTCCCAAACCTAGAATCAGCAATTATTTGGGAGAATGCTTTCTAAAGATTGCAACACACCTATCATACAAACCAAACTTTGTCAATTACATGTTCAAGGATGACATGGTTTGTGATGGGATTGAGAATTGTATCCAATACATAGACAATTTTGATACTGATCGTACAAACCCATTTGCATACTTCACTCAGATTGTTTACTATGCTTTCCTCAGAAGGATTGCAAAAGAGAAGAAGCAGTTGGAAATAAAAACAAAGATTATTGAAAAGTCAGGATTTGATGAAGTATTCTTTGCAGATACATCTGAATTGGGTTATGATTCTGCAGATATGAATAGTATCAAAGATAGCATTAATTATAGATTTTCATGAAGGTTGCAATCATAACTGATACCCACTTTAATTTTAAAAAGGGGAATCAGATATTTCATGACTACTTTGAAAAGTTTTACAGTAAGGTCTTTTTTCCAACTCTAGAAAAACTAGGAATTGACACTGTAATTCACCTAGGGGACATCTTTGACAATAGAAGAGCAACAGATTACTGGAGCATTGATTGGACAAAGAGAGTTATTCTAGAACCACTTAAGAAATATAAGGTTCACTTAGCTCTTGGTAACCATGACATTTTCTATAAGAATACCAATAGACTCAATAGTCCTGAATTATTGATTGGCAACTATTCAAATATAAAAATTTACTCAGATCCAACAACAGTTAATATTGGTGGTAAGGATGTGTTGTTCATTCCTTGGATCAGCACAGATAGTGAATCTAAGACTATTTCTGCAGTCCAGAGCACCTCTGCAAACATTGCTATGGGACATCTTGAGTTGAATGGATTTTATGCCCATAGGGGGCATGTTCAAGAGGGTGGTAGAGATAAAACTATCTTTGATAAGTTTGATAAAGTTTTTTCTGGGCACTACCACACAAGAAGTGATGATGGTAAAATTTATTACTTAGGGAATCCATATCAACTCTATTGGAATGACTATGGTGATACCAGAGGATTCACAATTTGGGATACTGATACTGGCAAGATAACACCAGTAAACAATCCATATGAAATGTTCAAGATATGCAACTATGATGAAGACAGCATAGAGGAAGATTTAACTCCTTACTCTGGATGTATAGTCAAGTTGATTGTCAAGAATAAAAAAAGTCAAAAGAAGTTTGATGAGTTCTTAGACCTCTTGATAAAATCTCAACCATATGAGTTAAAGATCATTGAGTCTGTAAAAGTTAATGATGACTTTGATGCAGATGAAATGGTTCAGCAAGAGGATACCTTATCTCTTCTCAAAAGATATGTTGATGAATCTGAAATTAAGTTAAATAAAACTAGGATAAAAAAATTGATCCAATCAATTTACCAGGAATCATTTCAGATGTAATATGTACATATTAACAGTTGCTGATAATGAGCAAGAAGGAGCATTTGCTGTAGAGAATAACTATGGTGAAAAAGTTTTGTTCATGTTTGAGGAAGAAGATGATGCTCAAAGATATCTTTGCATGTTGGAAGAATTAGACTATCCTGAGATGGAAGTCACAGAGGTCAATCCTCAAGTTGCAATAATGGCATGTGATCATTTAGATTACAACTATGCTATAATTACCCCAGATGACATTGTAATACCACCAGATTATGATCAAGTTTCAGAACCTAAGATATAAGAACTTTCTTTCTTCTGGTAACTATTGGACAGAGATAGACTTAAATAAGACTAATTCAACACTGATTGTTGGTCATAATGGAGCAGGTAAGAGTACCATTTTGGATGCTCTTACCTTTGTTTTGTTTAACAAACCTTTCAGAAAGATTAATAAGAATCAACTGATTAATAGTATCAATGAAAAGGATTGTGTAGTTGAGATCAACTTTAGTGTCTCTGGGAAACCCTATAAGATTAGGAGAGGTATAAAACCAACTATCTTTGAGATCTATAGGGAAGGTACAATCCTAGATCAGGCATCATCATCTACAGATCAGCAGAAGTGGTTAGAACAGTCTCTATTAAAATTAAACTATAAATCTTTTACTCAGATAATTATTCTGGGATCAACTAACTTTGTGCCATTCATGCAACTGTCTTCTCAGCACAGGAGAGAGGTTGTAGAGGACCTCCTAGACATCAAAGTGTTCTCTTCCATGAATGATGTTGCCAAGGTAAAAATAAAGGGGTTAAAGGATGAAATAAAGGAACTTGGTTACAAGAAGGAAAATGTAGAAGATAAAATAATATCACAGCAAGACTTAATTGAGAAACTTAAGAAAAGAAAAACTCAAGACATAGAATCTAGAAAAGAAAAAATAATATTAATTGATACTGAAATAAACCAACTTATAGATGATAATACTATCATTCAGAACCAAGTTGATGAAAAGACAAAGCAATTAGATGATCTTTCTTTTTCTGATAGTCTTCTAAAGAAATTAGAAAAACTGAACATTAAGATAGAGCAAAAGATTTCCAACTTGGTAGAAGAGCATAAGTTTTTTTCTGGAAGTAGGGTTTGCCCAACCTGTACCCAAAACATAGAGGAAAAATTTAGGTTAAATAAAATTGTAGACATTGAGGCAAAATCAAAAGAAGTAAATCAAGGTCAACAAGAACTTAAAAAATCTATTGAGGATGAACAGAAAAAACAGAATAGTTTCTTGCAGATTTCAAGAGAGGTAACTCAACTAACACATGAACTTAATCTTAAAAACGTTTCAATTTCTGGTCTCAGAAAACAGGTC